GAGGATGGAGCGGAGGGGTTCGCTGGTGCGGGTGTAGGCGGCGAGGAGCGCAGCGGACCCGTCGTCGGGCCACCACTGCACGGGCGGGCGGGGCATGGTCGTACTCCTGTCGGTGGTGCGGGGGGCGGTGGGGCGCGCGTTGATCTGGGGAGGTCGGGCGCGCCCCGTCGTCATGCAGGAGTCACGCTCCTGTGAGGTCGAAGACTCCCTGTTCCCCGCGCGGGACCGCTTCACCAGCGGCTATCGCGAGTCGGTCCACGGCGGCAGTGTGGTGAGCCGGGCTGGTCTCGCATCCGGCGAAGCGGCGGCCTTCGAGGAGACAGGCCACGCCGGTTGTGCCGGATCCGGTGAACGGGTCGATCACCAGTCCGTCCGGTGGGGCAATACGGACCAGGGAGCGCAGAACGTTGACCGGTTTCTGGGTGAGGTGGATGCGCCCTTCATTGGCGCGCGGGGCGCGTGCCATGTAGTAGCCGGGCAGGCAGTCGCCTTCAACGGGCATGGGTCCGTTGCTGCCCCAGACGACGAATTCGGCGTTTTGCGTGAAGCGTCCGAGCTGGGGCCGTGAGTCGGGCTTGATCCATGGGACGAGGCCGCGCCACACCCAGCCACCGGACTGAACGGTGTCGGTCGCGGTGGGCAGTTGCCGCCAGTCGCAGAACATGACCAGGACGCCGCCGGGCTTGGTGACGCGGAGAGCTTCGCTGAGCCAGAGCGTCATCCAGTAGCCCCAGCCGCGCTGGTCCCGGTTGTCCCCGGAGAAGTCCGCGTGGGGCGTTTTGCTGTTGGAGTACTTGGCGCGGGTGGTGGCGGCCCGGTCGGATCGGACCATTCCGCCGCTGCTGTATGGCGGGTCGGTGATGACGGCGTCGACGGAGCCGGTTTCGAGGGTGCGCAGCCATGCGAGGGCGTCGCCGAGGTGGACGAGGGGCCGCGCGGGCCGGGTCATGGTCAGTTCTCCTTCGTGGTCTGGTTGGCGTACTGCTGACGGGCGGTCCGGGCGGTGTCCCGCCAGCGGGCGACGAGCTGAGCGGGCTGGGGGCGGCAGGAGACGGCGGGCCCTCCGGGGTGGAGGTCGGCGGGGAACGCGTCGAGGAGGGCCTGGAAACCGTCCAGGACGCGCCGCCAGTCGACGGTCGTGGGCTGGGCGGGCGTGGCCGGGGCGGGCTGTGCGCTGTCGGCTTGGAGGGCGGCCCGGAGTTCGGCGAGCCGCTTGTCCCACCAGCGGGCCATGCTCGCGCCGAGGGGCGGCGGGCCGGCGTGCACCCACTGCTCGTAGAGGGCGGTGACGCGGGTCTGGTCGGTCATGGGCTGTTCCGTTCGGTGTCGGCCGGCGTCTGCCGGAGTGCGGTCCATTCGTGTGCTGCGCAGATCGCGGCGCAGGTGGTGAGGGTGGCGGGGAGGAGGGTGAGGCGGGGCCAGGGCAGATAGAGGGCGGTCACGGCGAGTTCGAGGCCGGCGAGTGCGGTGAGCGCGGTGAACGCCACGGCGCTGGTGCGGGACGGGGCGGTCACGGGCGCTCCTCCCGGGCGGCGGGGAAGACGATCACCCGCTCCGGGCCGACCATGTCGCACAGCTCCTCGACCGGGTTCTGCCGCTGCCACGCCCCGGGGTCGAGCGGGGCGACCGGGAGTTCTGCGCCGTGGAGGAGTTCGGTGTCGGTGATCCACGCCATGAGGTCGTGGACGTCGATGCCGTCGGGCGGGGTGACGTCGCGGAGTTGAGGGTGCTGGGCGAGGAGGGCGGGGGCGCAGGTGTCGGCGGCTCGGGGAAGCTGGTGGGTGAAGAGGGTGTCGCCGGTCATGTAGCCGAGGAGGTCGTAGAGGCCGTCCATGTGGCGGTGGGAGAGGAGCCGGCCGGTGGTGACGGAGAGGATGTCGGCGAGCGGGTAGAGGCGGGGCTGGGTCAAGGTGTGGCCTTTCGGGTGGTGCTGCCCGGCCAGATACCGGGCAGCACGAAGCGGGCGGGGTCAGGGCAGGCGGGAGGCGGTCATCGGTCTTCGCCGTCGGGCTGGCGGACGGTCAGGGCGTCGGTGAGCGCGAGGATCGCCTGCGCCACGGCGGCGGTCGCGATGGCCTGGGCCCGGGTGGCGTTGGCGATGGTGATGTCGGTGGAGGTGCGCTGGCCGGAGAGTTCGGCGAGGGTGTTCGCGGCGGCGGTGATGCTGCCTTCGGCGTTGGCGTAGTGGGGCATGTGCTGCTCCTGTGTTGTGTGGGCTGTGAGGGCCCGTGTGGGCGTCTGGGAGGCGTGTCGGCGGCTCTCGGGTCGTGTCGGGCCCTGTTCGTCCGTCTGAGGGCCGCCCAGGGGCGTGGTGGGGGTTGTGTGGCGTGGCCGCAGAGTCCCGCCGCAAGGGTGAGGGTTGCGGCCACGTACACCAGCAGGCAGATCACCGGGGGTCGGGGGTCTGGAACTTGGTGAAGCAGCCGTAGCAGCGCCACCACTGGGCTCGCTGCCAGGGCCAGCGGTGGAGGCGCAGGATGATGCGCTTGGCTCCGCACTCCGGGCATGGCGGCATGGCGTCGGCGGTCACGGGTCACGCCTCCTTCGCGGGCGCGTCGTCGGCGGTCAGGTGGCAGACGCACGGACAGTCGGTCTCGCCTTCTTCGCAGCACCACACCGTGCCGCCGGAGACGAACGTCCGGCAGGGGCGGGGCTCAGCGCTCTCGGGCGCGGTCTTGCTGATTGCCGTCTGGTCCTGCCGCTTCCCGGCGGTGGGCTGCGCCTCCTTCGCGGGCGCGGCCGGACCAGCGGGCTCGTCGGCGAGAGCCTCGGCTGTGGGGAGCGGGGAGGACAGCGCCTCGTCGATGGCGGGGCGGGCGCCGGCGGCGAGCTCTCGGGCGTGGATGCCGAGGACGTGCGCGGCCAGGACGCGGGCTTCGTCGACCGTGTCGGGCCGGTCCGTGTCGTGCAGGAGGCCGGTGAGGACGGCGAGCGCACCGCTGGTCGGGGTGGTGGGCTGTTCGTCGGCCAGACGGCGCAGCTCGCGCGCCACGTCCATGCCGCCGATGCCGTAGGAGCAGTCAGGGCCGTAGCGCTGGTCCATCAGGTGCTCGGCGTGGCCGGCGGCTTCCCGGAGTGCGGCGGCACGCACGGCGGCCTGGTCGGTGGGCTCGGACAGCACGGTCAGCACCGCGTCGGCGCCCTCGGCGGCGTCCCACTGCGGGTGGCCGAGGTCCATCAGGGCGGCGGCGATGCGGTCGCGGAGTGCGGCCCGGCTGCCGGTCTGCTGCACCTCCCGCCCGGCGCGCACCTTGGCTTCCAGCGGGGCCAGCGCAGCCTCCGCCTCCGGGACGGACATCGACGGGGCCGGCGCGCCCGGGCACTCGTCGGCGGTGTGGGTCTGGCGGATGGTCTTCGCGGCGGACACGTGGTGCTGGTCGCACGCCGGCGTGACCTGCTCGCGGATGACGAGCCCGCACGGGGCCTTGGGGCAGGGGCAGGCCGCTTCGATGTCGGGTGTGAGGCCGGGGAAGGAGCGGCCGATGTGGTGCTCGGTCATGGTGGTGCCTTTCGGTGAGAGGGTGGGATGGCCGGCCGCCCCGATACCCGCGGGGCGGCCGGACCGCGGTCAGGAGGATGTGTCGAGGCCACGAGGCGTCAGCCCGTGCTCCCGCAGGACGCGTTCAACAGCGAGCCGGACAGCGGACTCGATCTCGTCCCGGATCCCAGGGCGGATCTGCGGGCGGTGGGCGAGTTGGACGGCGATGTCCCATCCGTTGGTGCTGCTGACGTACCAGCCCATGGAGGTCGTGGCGGTGAGTCCTGCGGCGCCGAGGTTGACGGCCCACTCGGACACGTCGGCCGCACCCTCCAGCAGTCGTGCGACGTCGCGCCGCGCCTCCTCGAAGTCGTGCGGTGCGAGGTCGTTCCAGTTCTGGCCCTCACCGGCCGGTGCCGTGCTGGGGATGGCGCGGTACTCCATGCGCTCGCCGACGCACATGAAGTCCGGGTCTTCGGTGAGTTCCTTGTGCTGGCGGGCGGCTTCGGCGCGGAGGTCGTCGTCGGTGTACGGGCGGTCGGTCACGGTCGGTGCCTTTCGGTCGGGGTGTGTGGGTGGTCGGGGGTCGGGGGTGTGCGCGGCCCGGGTCGAACCGAGAACCCCCGGTCAAGCGCTGAGGGTGAGGTGGGAGAGGCGCCGGGCGGCGGCTTCGCAGTAGTCGGCACGGGCTTCGATGCCGACCGCGCGGCGGCCGGACTGGCGGGCGGCGTCCAACGTGCTGCCGGAGCCGGCGAAGGGGTCGAGGACGAGACCGCCCTCGGGGCAGGCGTAGCGGATCATCTGCTCCAGCAGAGACAGCGGCTTCTCCGTCGGGTGCAGCCCGCCCCGTACCGATTTCACCCGTAGCACGGACCGTGCCAGGCGGGTGCCGTCGTCCTCGTAGGTGACCGCCTTGATCGCTCCGGCGTGTGCGGCCCGGTCGTCGTATCGGGCACGGGCGTGCTTGTCGGGACCGCTGTAAGCGGTGCGGGGAGTGTCGTGGTGCACGCTCGACCAATTGCCGCGGTACCAGTGGGTGGCGGTTTCGTGGACGCGTTTGAAGCGGTCGGCCGCGAAGCTGGTGCCGTTGTGCTTCTCCCAGATGACGTCTTGGGAGAGCTTCCAGTCGGCGAACTCCGGGCCGCGGTCGAGGAACATGCGCATGGAGCCGAAGCACCACATGCTGCTCGCGGCCGTGGCGGCGAGGGTGGGCCAGCCGGTGGGCCAGCGGTCCCACTCCAGGCTGGTTTCGCCGTAGGGCGGGTCGGTGACGATGCAGTCGGCCTGCAGTCCGAGCTCGGGGAGGAGGTGGCGCATGTCGCCGTGGTAGAGGCGGACGTGGTCGTCTTCGTAGTAGGGGCGGGCGCTCATCGGGTGGTGTCCTTTCGGGTGGGGTGGGCGGTAGGTTCGGGGCAGGCCCGGCGTGTCGACAGCACGCCGGGCCGGCGCCGTCACGGGGCGGTGCGGGTGTCGAGGTCGTGGAGCCACGCCTGGATCACGGCGGCGCACTGGATCAGCTCGGTGCGCAGCAGGGCCGGGTCCGTCTCGGCGAACGCCTCCGCGATCTCCTCGGCGAGGATGTCCCGCCAGTTGTCCTCGGCCGGGCCGTTCGCCTTGCAGATGGCACGCATGTAGTCGGCGTTTTCGCGGTCCCCGGGGCGCCCGGTTCCGTCGGGGTGGGACTGGGCGCCCCACTTGGCCAACTGCCGCTGCCGTTCGGCGTCGACAGCGACCATGTGCGCGGCGAGACCCGGCGTCTTCGGCAGCTCACTGCCCATGTAGGCGGCGGTCCGGACGATCAGCTCCTGGATCAGCGGCACGGCCCCGTCGGGGCTGCCGAGGCGGACGGGCGTCTCCTGCACGGCGTCGGCGATGGTGCGGGCCAGCGGTGCCAGCGACTGGAGATCGGGCTCAACGGCGGTCATTCGGTTTCTCCTTCGGTTCGGTCCCCGACCGGGCGGCCAGGGCGAGGGGCTGTACGGGCCTCAGACGGCCGAACAGACGGGCGAGGCAGGAACGGGGCAGGTGAGGCGAGAACGGGCCGCACGGGCGGGCACAGGGCGGCTCGCGGGGTGAGGACGGGCGCATCAGGCGGCCTCCGCAACAGGCGCACTGGACAGCGGCAGCCCGAACGCGGCAGCGATCACGTGCTCCGCAAGAAGGCACGGCACCGCATTCCCGATCTGCTCCAGCTGCTTCGTCCTGCTCCCCCGCCACGGATGGTCAGCGGGGAACGACTGGAGAACAGCCGCGTCCTGGACGGAAAGCCGGATCGTGTCCAGCCGGCCACCCCGGTAGGCGGGCAACTCGTCGACGTCGACGATGCGGGTGCACTCAATCCACCGGCCCGCATCGCGCTCCCCGTACAAGGCAGCGCGGGCACCGGATCCGCCCACACAGGACGGGTCCGGCCCGCCGGCCGCCGTGCCCACCGCGATGGTCAGCGCCGGACGGTGCGTCATCCCCCAGCCGCACCCATCCGCCATGGACAGCCACGGCTTCAGCCCGAACGTGCTCTGCACCTGGACGACACCCTTGCGGTACTTCTCGTGGGTGGGCTGCGGCAGTCGCGCCTCACCGTCCAAGCGGGCGGCGAGGAAAGCCCGCACCCGGGTCTGCGGAACACCGAACTCCTCCGAAGACAGCCGGCCGGTCACCACGTGGTAGCCCTCGGCCCGCAGGAGTTCCGCGAACGCCTCCCACACAGGAAGCACCGTGGGCACCTGCTCCAGCAGGATCGTCCGGTACGGGCGCCCGGCATCCATCGCCTCAAGCGCCCACCGCAGCGGTTCCAGCACCAGCCCGGTCCGCTCGTCATCGAACCCGGCGAGCGCCTCGGTGATGTCCTGCCGGGCTGCGAGCCGCCGCGCCAGGCCGAGAACGGTGTCCAAGGCGGCCCGTCCGCTGCCCTTCCCGCCGACGGAGAACGTCTGGCAGGGCGGGGAGCCGAAGGCGTCGGTGGCTTCGGGGAAGTCGGCGGGCCCGTAGGCGCGAACATCACCCTCCACCGTGGCCAGCCCTGCGGCACGCCGGGTCTCGCACGCCGCGTGGTCGCGTTCGATGCCGATCACGTCCAGGCCGAGACGGGTAGCGCCCACATCCCAGCCGCCGGGGCCGGCGAACAAGTCGACGATCATGCGGCGGCCTCCGCAGACGGCTCGGCGGCAGCCAGCGGAATCCCCGTCGCCGCCGACACCACGTGCGCGGCCAGCAGCGGCGGCACAGCGTTCCCAACCTGCTCGAACTGCTTTGTCTTCGTGCCGTGGAACGGGTAGTCCGGGCGGAAGCTCTGAAGGACGGCGGCCTCGGCGACGGTGATGCGGACGGTGTGCGTCGGCGCACCAACCAGGTCGCGGGCCTCATGCGTCTCCACGAACGGCTTGTCGGTGGGGAGCAGGACCAGGTCGTCGAAACGGGGAGCCGAGGAAGCACCGCTCGGGTTGACCGGCTTCACCGCAGGGGACGGCTTCGCGTCGTCGACCCGCTGGTATCCGCCGGCGGTGCGCTTGTAGACCCACTCGACGCGGGCCGAGTTGTTCCCGAACGCCATCGTCGGTGCGGGCTCGTCCGTTGTCCGTATCGCCGCGTTGGGCTGGTTGCCGTTCCGGAGCACCCACGACCGGGTCTTCTCGGTGAGCGCCCACGATGGCCGGTCGGTGGGGAACTCGTTGCCGCCGGCGGTCTTGCGGTCCCCGCGGGTGTTGACGGTCAGGCCTTCGGTCCAGCCGAGGGCTTCGGCCATGGACACCCACGGCTTCAAGCACTCCCCGAACAGATCCCACTCCGGCGCCTTGGCATGCGTCGGGTCCGGCGCGGTCACCTTCCGCACCCGGGAAGCGATCAGGATCGCCCGCTTCCGCGTCTGCGGCACCCCGTAGTCGGCCGCGTTCAACACGCCCGACCACACGCTGTAGCCCCACTGCTGGAGGTACAGCGTGTACTGCTGCCACAGCGGCAGGACGTCCGGGACTTCCTCCATGCAGATCCACTCAGGCCGCAGGTCGGCGATCCACCGCATCGGCTCCGCAGCCAGCAGCGACCGCTCGTCCCGGCAGCGGGCCAGCAACTCGGCACGGGTATCCCGCCCGTGCGCCAAGTCGTGGACGGCCTGATGCACCAGCGGCTGATCGGCCAGCCCGCCACGCTTCCCCGCCCGCGACCACGCCTGGCACGGCGGGGAAGCGATCAGCCCGCGGACACGGCTAGCGAACGGCGCGGTCGGATAGGCGGCCACATCCGTCTGGATCGTCAGATGCCCGGCTGCATGCGCCGTCCTGCACGCGGCGCTGTCCCACTCCAGGCCGACGTCGGCCAGGCCGAGAAGGCGGAGGCCCTCCGCCCAGCCGCCCGGCCCGCGGAACAACTCGACGATCTCGTAAGGGCTGGCAGTCACGCGGCGTCCTTCCGGTGGGTGGTGGTGTTGGTGGGGTTGCCGCCGCAGCGGGCACACGTGCACACGTCCGGCGGCGGAGTCGGGCCCGTGGCGGCGGTGCCGAGCGGCCAGCCGCCCACATGCGCGATCCGGTAGCCCGGCGACTCCACCGCGGACAGGACCGGCTTCGGCTTGGCGGCGGGGCGGGGGGCCTGACTGGTCAGGTACTTGAGGTAGTCGACGAGGCTGCCGTCGGCGCGCATCGCCGCAATGTCTTCGGGAGTCGGCTGGTTCATCACGAGGCCTCCTCGCTGGTCCGCCTCTTGATCGCTCGGTTGCAGGCCCGGCAGTAGCGCCGACCGCCGTAGGCGTAGGTGTTCTTGTCGTCGTAGGGGTGGCCCTGGCGGCAGTGCGTCTTGGTGCCGTTGGTCGCCCAGCCCTTGCCTCTGCGCGTGTTCTCTGCGCCGCTTACGGGCTCAAGGTGCGCGATATTGACGCACCTCCGGTGCTGGCAGCTGCTGCCACCGCTGCAGGTGTCGTCGACGTTGTGGCAGGTGTGGTCGAGGAACATGCCGTCGGGTATCGGGCCAACGGTGAGTTCGTAGATCGCCCGGTGTGCCAGCGTCCGGACCCCGTTGACGGAGAGCTGTCCATAGCCGTGCTGGCTGATGGTGCCGGTGTACAGAAGACACCCGTTGGGACCGGGCTCCGTGCGCGCCATCAGCCGCTGGAGCGGGAAGCCGTGCACAAGGACCAGCGTGAACTCCCCTGCTCGCTTGAGGCGCCGGCGGTACCGGCCGTAGCAGGTCTGGCAGCGCTCACGGGCGTAGAACTTCGTTGACCCGCACTCGATGCATCGCCGCATAGTGGCGTTCCCCCCGGTCATGTCTGGGCCATATCGATCATTCGGGCAAAGTGGAGTTGCGCGGCGACGGTGATCGTCGCGGTGGGCCCGCCGCGGTGCTTGCCGACGATCAGGTCGGCTTCGCCCGCCCGGGGGGATTCCTTCTCGTAGGCGTCCTCGCGGTGCAGCAGGATCACGATGTCGGCGTCCTGCTCGATCGCCCCCGACTCGCGCAGGTCGGAGACGAGAGGCTTCTTCTCCTGTCGCTGCTCGGGGCCACGGTTGAGCTGGCACAGCACGATCACGGTGATCCCGAAGTCCTTCGCGATCAGCTTCAGGTTCCGGGAGATCTCTGCGACGGCCTGCTGCCGGGACTCCGCCCGCGGCGCCTGCATCAACTGCAGGTAGTCGACGATCACCAGGCGCAGGCCGTGGGTGCGGACCAGGTTGCGGACCCGGCCGCGGAGGATCGGCAGGGACAGCAGCGCCCCGTCGTTGATCCACAGGGGTGCGGCGGCGATCTCGGGGGCGTGCCGGGCGGCCCGCGCCATGTCCGTGTCGGAGACGATGCCCTGCTTCAGGTGGTGGTGCGGGATGCGGGCCTGCGCGCACAGGATCCGGTCGGACAGTTCGTCCTTGGCCATCTCCAGCGACTCGAACAGGGTGGGGATCTTCGTCTTGATGGCGGCGCCGCGGGCGAAGTCCTGGGCGAGCGTCGACTTGCCCATCGCGGGCCGGGCCCCGACGACGACCATCTGGCCGGGGGCCCAGCCGCCGCACAGGAGTGCGTCGAGGTCCATGAATCCGGTGGGGATGCGGTCCTCGTTGGTGGGCGGGGTGGTGGCCCGCTTGAGGCTTTCGAGGAGGAGGTCGCCGATCGGGGCCATGTCGGCGTCGTCGGGGGTGCGGACGACGCCGTCGAGGTCGGCCTGGATGGCGGCGATGTCGGCGTCCTCGTCGAAGGCGGGCGAGGAGCCCTTGAGGACGGCGTCGTAGCCGAGGGCGACGAGGCGGGCGGCGACGGCCTTCTTCGTGACGCGGCCGGCGTACCAGGCGGCGGTGCCGGGGTGGGCGTGGTTGTACAGCTCGAGGAGTTGTTCGGCGGCGGGCGGCCGGACGGGCATGCGGCCGTCGGCGTGCCATGCTTCGAGCTGGCGGTGCACGGCGAGGTGTTTGAGTTCGCCGTCCTGGAACTGGCCTTGGAGTTCTTCGACGGCCCACCAGATCCACCGGTAGGCGTCGGTGGTGATGTCGGCGGGGTCGAAGCCTTCGGCGCCCAACTCGTCGACGACGTTTGGCTGCTGCATGGCGGTGGCGACGAGGACGCGTTCGGCGTCGACGTCTCGGGGCCGGTCGGGGAGAGCGGGCGCGGCGACAGCGTCGTCGGGCGCCCAAATCTCGGTGTCGGTGGTCACGCGGTCTGCTCCTGTGCGAAGAGGTCGAGTTGGTCACCGAGTTGGGTGTTGGCCCACAGCACCTCGGTGCGTCCCTTGGCGGTCTTGGCGTTGCCGGTCATCGTTGAGGTCTCGTACCGGTGCCAGTCCGCGTACAGCTCGTCGTAGAGCGGGCTGTGGTAGCCGGACAGGACGACGGTTGCCCTACAGTCGGCAAGTGCGGCCGCGAGCTCCTGGTGCTCGTCCTCGGCCTTCATCTCGACGCGGTAGTTGTTTCCCCACCCGCGGGTCGAACCGAGATAGGGCGGATCCACGTACAGCAGGCACTTCGGCTGCTTGCCGTACTTGGCGATCAGATCGAGGGCGGGCATCGACTCCAGGGAGACCCCGTGCAGGCGCTCCGCGGCGGCGGCGAGGCGCAGCACGTATGCCTCGAGGTAGCCGGGCATCGACGTGACCGAGCCGGCCGGATCGATGTAGTAGCGCCAGCCGGTGTTGCGTAGCGTGCCGGAACGGCCCTGCGCCAGACGGCACCAGATGCGGCGGGCCAGCTCGAGTTCGTCGTCGGTCGGCTCCCACGTCTCGGCGAGTTCGGCCCGGGAGTGCGGGGTGAGCATGCAGGCTCGCAGCAACTCCTCCGGCCGGTCGCGGAGGACGCGCCAGAACGTCATGAGTTCGCCGTCGAGATCGTTCACGGTCTCCATCGGGGCCGACCGCTTGGCGAACAGCACCGACAGGCCACCGCAGAACGGCTCCACGTAGTGGTCGTGATCCGGCAACAGCCGAACGATCCAGTCGGCGACCCGCTGCTTGCTCCCGAAGTACGGGACGGGGCTCTTCATGCGGCCCTCCGGCGGTCGGTGCCCTTCATGGCGACGCGCTGGCACATCTCCCGCAGCCGCGACGTCACCCGGTCCCCGAGCCGGTCCCGAAGCTGGGCGGCGTCCGCGTTCGACGTGAACAGCGTCGGAAGCTGCCGCTCGTACCGGTAATTGATCAGCCGGAAGTTGACTTCCTCCGTGAACTCGGACGGCTTCCCGCCCGCACCCAAGTCGTCCACCAGCAGCAGCGGGGCGTCCCGGTAGGTGCGGAACTCGGCCTCCGAGTCGATGCCGTGCCGCGGGCGCAGCGCGGCGTACAGGTCGGCGGCCGTGGTCACATGCCACTGGGCGCGAACCCCGGTCACGGCCAGCTCCCGCATCGCCCCGTAGCACTCGTAGGTCTTGCCGGTGCCGACGCGCCCCAGGAGGAGCAGGGACGGGCCGTGCGTGACGTGCGCCATCGGCGCGCTCCGGGCGGCCTGGGCTTCCTTCGCGCCGGCAACGAGGGTGTCGATCCACTCGCGCAGCTCGGGCAGTGTCGGGACGGCGTTGCGGTAGTGGAACGGCACGAGTGCGGCGACCTCGCTGTAGGTGTGGCGGGCGACGTTCTGCGGGCTGTGCGGGTCGAAGTCGTTGACCTGCAGCCAGTTCTCGTCGAGGCCGCGGGCGGCGAGGAGCGGGGCGAGGTCGTGGCCTCGCAGGTTGTTCGGCGGGATGTACTGCATGTCAGAGGTCCTTGTCGTAAACGGAGTCGTCGATCGGGTCGCGGTAGGGCTGGTAGCCGCCGGACACAGCGCGGAGCGGCGGGCGGTTGGCGCGCTCGCTGGCGAACTTGGCGGAGCGGCGGATCCACTTCTGCCACTCGGCCGGCCAGTTGGGGCGGCGGACGTTCTGGGCGCGGAAGTGGTCGACGAACTGAGCGGTCTCGTAGTCGAGGTCGAGGCCGGGGCCGAAGGTGCGCAGCGACCAGGCGCGCATCGCGTCGGTGAGTTCGAAGCCGTCGACGTCAATCGGGGAGAGGCCGAAGGCGTCGCGCTCAGCCACTTCCCTACCTGTACTTCTCTCCTCTACATCAGCCATAGATATGGGGTTCGGGTCGGGTCGGGTCGGGGCGTCGTTAGTAACGCCGTTACGAATCTCGCTGACCTGGGACTCTTCGTCGTGAACGGCACTGCTTCGTGTCGCCGTCGTGTCGCCGTCGTGCTGCTGTCGTGTCGCCGTCGTGTCGCGCGGCTGCGATTCGCCGTTCTGCGTAACGCCGTTACTGCGGGCGTTACGGTCGTTGCCATCGGGGGGAGTCGGCTTGCCGTTCTTCCGGCGCCGGAAGCGCTCCTGCCGTTCCGCGTTCTTCTTCCGCTCGAGCAGCACCTGCTCGCGGGACGGGTTGTAGTCGAGGTAGTCGTGGATCACCCAGCCGTCGTCGGTGCGGTCCCACAGGCCGGCGTCCTCGAGCTGCTTAGCGGTCGCCTTGACGCCCCGCACACGGGTCACGAGGGCCAGCTCGCGGTCGCTGATGCGGCCGTCGGTGAGGTTCTCGGCGCACCAGCAGATCGCGGACACGTGCAGCCGGAACGCCCGGTCAGACAGCAAGGCGATCTTGCGGTGCGACGGGAACCGGTCGTCCAACTTGACCCAGGGCATCGGTACTTCTTTCGGAGAGTGCTGGTCGGGAGGCTTTTGGGCGCGCGGAACCAGGGCCCCTAGGGCGGTGCCGCTGAACGCTTGGCGTTCGACCTACAGCCAACATACACTTGGACACATGAATGTTGGCTATGGTTGTGCAACTGGATGTGGCCTAGGCCGTGTGGGACCATGCGGCCATGACAGAGGAGGAGACCGTGACCCGCCTGAAGGAGGCGGCCAAGGCGAAGCGCGATGCCGAAGAGGCCGCGGCCAAGCAGTTCGAGGCTGCCGTTGTGGACGCTCTGCGCTCCGGCTTGAAGCCGGCCAAGGTTGCCGACGCGACCGGCTACAGCTACGAGACGATCCGGCGCATCGCCCGCGCCAACGACATCGGCCGCCTGCGCGAGCCGACCGTCACCAGCAGGAAAAAAGCCCAGCCGGGGGGCGCACCCTCGGCCTGACCGAGGAGACCGCCCGTGTGGCTCGATGACAAGCCAACCGCCCTCTACCGCCTGTACGACGCTGGCGGCACGCTGCTGTACATCGGCATCAGCCACCAACCTGAGGTGCGCTTCGAGCAGCACGCTGGTCAGAAGGAGTGGTGGCCTCTCGTCGCCCGCCGGGAGATCGAGTGGTTCGACGACCGGCCGGCGGCGGGCCGAGCTGAAGCCGCCGCAATCCGGGCCGAGGACCCCGAGCACAATGGGACGTACTCGCCGCGACGCTCCCGCAAGACCATGCGCCATGTCGTTGCTGCTGACGGCATCGAAGAGATCTCGCTGACCCTCGCGCGCGCGAAGCTGACCAGTCTTGTCCGCAAGGCTGCGGATGGCACTCCCGTCGCCCTCCTGAACCACGGCCGACGCCACGCCGTTCTCGTATCCGTCGAGGAGTACCGGGAGATCATGGCGATCCGCCGCATCGCTGAGGCCATCAGCCGCATACCAGCAACGCTGGAGGCGGAGGGTGGTGACGACTCCATGGAGTCGTCCGCGGTCCTGCGTGACGCGCTCGGCATCGCAAAGCGGCGTGCTCTCGGCTCGTCCTGACATCCCTCCTCCTCTCTGTCTTGTCCGGGGCCCCGCCGTGTGGCGGGGCCTTTGTGCTGCCGGTCAGGCGGCTTCGGTGTGGGCGTTGCGGCAGGCCGGGCAGATCTGCACCCGGGTTTGGATGTGGATGGCTCGGCCGCGGGGTGTGCCGCACCATCCGGTCCAGTCGGGGAAGGCGTTGGGGTCGTCGATGCGGTCGTCGTCCCAGGCGCCGACGGGGGCCCAGCGGCGGGCTTTGGCTTGGCGGCGGGCGGTGTCGGCCCAGCGTGGGAGGACGCCGTGCTCGAGCGGGTTGAGCCGCCACAGCTCGTCGTACAGGTTGGCGACTGCGCGGTGGGTGCCTGCTTTGACGAGCCGCCCGTCCTGCCCGTGGATGAGCTTTGGGAAGTTGGTGGGTTCGATGCCGAGGCGGAGCGCGAGCTGGCGTTGCGGCCAGCCGGCCGCCGTGAGGGCCTGCAGCCGTCGGCGGGTGCCGGTCCCGTCGATGTAGGCGGCATCGCCGAGGAGGTCAATGCTGGGCTCGACGGCGAGGATCGCTTGCGCGTTCTTCGGCAGCAGCCGCTTCGATGGGGCGAGCCCGCGGCGACTGTCGCCGTACAGCAGTTTCGACATGGTGCCGCGGGGGACGCCTGCGAGGCGTGCGAGGCGGATCCAGCCGATGCCGTACTCGCTGAGGGAGCGGACGTGCTCGCGGACGGGTTCGGCGTCGACGTAGGGCTGCCAACGGCCGTAAGCGATGGCGCGGCGTCGGTTGTTGGTGTAGGCGCTGGATGCCTTGCAGCAGGTGTTGCAGCGGCATCCTTCGAGCCGGTACTTGGCGTTGCCGTGCGGGCGGCCGGTCTGCGTGCTGGCGGTCATGCGGCGGCCTCGAGCGTTTGGGTGGTCTGCTTCCGCTGCCGCTTCTGGCCGGTGCGCCACTCGAGGACTACCTGCCGGACCGTGGAGATGGAGACTTCACCATTGAGGCGTTCGCGGATCTGCTCGGGTGCGTGGCCGCACCAGGCGAGGTGTTCGATCTCCTCGCGTCGGAGTTGCGCGCGCTCGAGGAAGTTGGGGGTGCGGTCGGCCTTGTGCGGGTTGAAGGTGGGGTCGTCGATGCGGCCGTAGTCGTCCCACCACTGCGGGTCTCGCCAGCCTTTGGTCTGGGCGATGTTGCGGGTCCGGGTGGTGTGCTTGTTCTTCGGCGGCGGGTTGTGGGCGAGGCGCTGGTAGGCGGCGGCGATACGTTCGGCGAGGTCGCGGCGGATGGTGGGCTGCCGGCCGTTGACGATGGAGACGACCCTGTTGGAGCAGGTGCCAGCGGCCTCGCACATGGCGGTGTAGGAGTGGCCGATGGCGGAGAGGGCCTGCAGGCGGCGGGTGGAGCCGGTGGCGTCGATGTACTGGCCGGGGTCGCCTTTGACGGGGGTGGCGACGGCGAGGATCTTCGCTTCGGTTTCGTGGCGGATCTTCATGCGTTTGCCCTGGTAGATCGCGACGAGGTTGCTGAACCAGATGCCGGTGGCGGCTTCGAGGGTGTCCCAGCTCATGGCCTCGTGGAGGAGGTGCAGGTGTGCGCGTGCCTTGTCGGGGCTGGTGAAGGGGCTGCGGCCGAGTTCGCGGTCGATGCGGATCTTCTTCTGGTGGCGGTTGCGGGCGTCCCGGCAGGGGTCGCAGTTACAGCGGGGCCGGCGGCCGGGGCTGCCGTATCCGCGGGCGGTCGTTCCGTGGGGTGGGATGGGGCGCCGGGTCACGGCTTCTCCTTCCGGGGTGTGGGGTTCAAGATCTGCTGGCATTGCTCGAGGGCTTCGGTGTCGGTGCCGGGTTGGTTGTCGGCGGCGGGCGGGAGGACGGTGCGGTTGCGGTGGGCTTGGATGCGGTGGCCGATCGCGGTGGCGGCGTTCCACAGGCCGCCGGCGGCGAGGATGAGGCCGATGAAGGCGACGCCGGGGGCGATCCACCACACGAAGGCGACGGCGTTGTCGATCCACGGGTGGAGGGCGCGGCCCGCGGCGAGGCACACGGCCAGGTCGGTCATGCGGCCCTCCGCTGGTTTGCGCGGGCGGCCCGCTGGGCGGCTATCTGCCGGCCCTTGGCGGTGAGGGCCCACACGCCGATGCGGTGGGCGTGGGTGTTGGCCTGCGTGGACGGCACGGTGCGCCCGGTGTGGGCGATGATCCCGCCGCGGTTGAGGCTGTTGATGGCGGCGCCGAGGAAGCCGTGCCCGAGTTCGGGGAGGACGTCGCGGAGGTCGTTGCAGGAGAAGTCGTCGTGGCGCTGGCCGTAGTGGAAGACGGCCTGTTCGACGAGGAACTGGTCCCAGGAGGACTGGTCGGCGATCTCCTCGAGGAGGAGGTCCTTGTCGGCGTTGGCGAGGCGTTCGGCGGGCGTGATGCGGCGGGCCATAGCGGGCTCCTTCAAGGCTGTGGTGTGCTGGATGCCGGGGGACGCCGCAGGTTCGGGCCGCGGCGTCCCTCAGCGGGCTCGAGGGCTACTGCTGCTCGGTGGGCTCGGTGTCGGGCCGGGCGGTCGCCGGCTCGGGTGTTGTGGTCAGCCAGGCGAGGAGCGGGGCGGCGACGTCGCGGGCCCCGACCGGGCGCTTGATGACCTTGCGGTGAAGGTCGGGGCAGCGGGACTTGAGAACCTCGAGGGTGTTGTCCAGGTCCATGGCGACGGCGACGTCGAACTCGTACTCGATGCCCTTGCGCTGCTCGGGCCGCATGCCGACCCGCTGCGGCTTGCCGCCCTCCAACACCCATTCGGTGTAGGAGCGCATCGAGCAGACGACGTGTCCGGGGTAGGCGAGGATCGCGGCGACCATGTCGTTCTGGATGGGGGTGCCGTCCTTCCAGCCGGCGAACTTGTTGCCGCCGTACCGGCTGGATGCCTTCTCGACCTGGTCGAGGGTGCCGTCGGTGCCCTTCCAGAAGTGGGAGAGGCTGTCGACGAACACGGTGGGGTAGCCGGCCTGGGCGGCGGAGTCGAGGACGCGGACGAGGTCGCGGGGGTCGTAGCGGTCCATGGAGACGGCGTCGAACTGGATGCCGCCGATTCCGGCGTAGAGGCTGGCGGCGCCGCTCTCGGTGTCGATGACGGCGAACTTGCGGCCTTCGGACAGGCCGTGGGCGATGCTGAGGCCGGTCCAGGTCTTCCCGGAGCCGGACATGCCCTGGATGGACAGTCGGGCTTTGCGGCCGGCCTTGCTGGCGGGGGCGAACGTGAACTGGGGGGTGGAGCCGTTCTGTGCCGCGCGGGGCGTGGTCTGGGTGGGCCTTCCGAGCTGTGACATGCGGGTCTCCTAGCGGTATTGGCGTTCGAGCCAGGCGGGCGGCGAGATGAGCGGGGTTTCGAGGTAGCCGGGCCACTCGCCGGATTCACGGCAGAGGGCGTAGGTGTTGAGGGCGACCTCGTTGAGGTGGCGGCCGATGGCGGTTGCCGCGGCGTCGAGTTCGATCACCGACACCAGGTAGGGCGGTTCTTTCTCCTGGAAGATGAACTTGAACGGGCAGACCAGTTCGGTGAGGTCGAACTCCAGGGCGCCGTCTCGGTAGTACTCCTGCTGTTGGTGGTAGCCGTATTCGAAGAGGTGGTTGGCCAGCTTCGACGGGTTGGCGCTTCGGCAGGACTTGTAGTCGACGAGGGTGCCGTCGTGGCGGGCCCAGTCGATGCGGATGCGGCGCCAGACGCCGTGGTCGTTCCAGATGACGGTGCGTTCGGCTATGCCGCTTCCGGGTTCGAGGAGTTGTGCGGCTTCGGGGTGGGCGCGCAGGGCGTCGGCCATGGCGTTGACTTTGTCGAGGTCGCGTTGTTTGAGCGGGATGTTCCCGGCGGCGCGGATCTGCTTGACGCGTTCCTTGACCTCGTTGGTGTCCCAGCGGTCGCGGTCGACGAGGACGAGTTCGGGGCCGTCGCCGAGGACGACTTTGTGTGCGGCGGTGCCGAAGTCGAATTCCTTCTTGGCTGGCTCGGGGTTGTCGAGCCAGTGCTTGAAGGCTGCGGGGCATTCGGTGGCGAGCTTGCGGGCGCCGGTGGAGGAGAGGCTTCCGCCGGGCACGGGGTCGCTGTGGTAGATGGCGGCGTCGACGTCGTCGTACACGCCGGGCTCGACCGCGGCCGGCGTCTCCGGCTCGAGGGTGGTGGTCACTGGGTGCGTCCTTGGGCGAGGTTGTCGACGATGCGGGCGGCGCTCTCGCAGCCGGGCACAGTGCGCAGCAGGTCTGCGGTATCGCTGAGGACGGCGGCGGCGTAGCGGTTCATGAGGCGCGTACCGGCCTGGTCGAGGTGGCCGCCGTCTTCGAGTGCGCTGCGCAGTTCGCCAGCCGGGGTGCAGTCCTCGCAGAGGCCGTCGCGGGTGAAGGGCCCGTCTTCGTCACTGCAGTTCCGGCACCGGAGTGGCGCACTGTTTGTGCTGGTCTGTGTGCTCATGTCTCCTGCTTCGGGGTGTGCTGAGGGTGGCGGCCCGTCCCGACCGGGGGGTGGGGTGCGGGACGGGCCGCCTGGGATGCCGCGGCGCCAGGGGGGAGGGAGCGCCGACGGCGGGAAGGGTGGCTTAGGCGAGGGCGGGCTGCTCGCAGGACGTCCAGGCGAGCCGCAGGTGAACCTCGTCGGCGTCGACGGTGGCGCGGACTTCATCGGCGGTCTTGGTCCAGTCGGCCATGTCAGCGATCTTGTGGGCGCCGCGGATCGCGTCGTCCTCGTACATGGCGACGGCGATGACGAGTCCAGAGTGGTGGCCGAGCCGCCACGGGTAGTGCTCGTTCGCCTTGAGGAGTTCTTCGGGCTGCTCGTAGACGTGCAGGCCGGGTACGGGCTCGATGGCCTGCACGAGGACCGGGGTTGCGGTCCGGGTCGCGCGGACCTCGTGGGTGGAAGCGTTCACGGGTGGTTCTCCTTGTGGGATCGTTGGTTCCGGATCCCCGCCCGATGACCCCGGGCGGGGGTTCTTTGCGTGGGGCTAGTCCCGGGCGGCCCAGGCGGGTACGTGCTGGGGCCGGGTGGTGTCGAGGAGTCCGGCGTCGCGGGCTTCCCAGAGGGGCCGGACGTCGATGGGTGCGGTGGCCTGGTCTTCGGGATCACTGGTGTCGCGGACGGCGATCGGCACGGTGATCGCGTTGGCGTTCGCCTCCTCGGCCAGCTCGGCACTGAACTTGGTCTTCAGGCTGGCCAGCTCTTCGGCGAGGGCGTCGCGCTCAGCCTTCAGGTCGTCGATGTCGGCCTGCTGGCAGACCACGACCAGCTCCGCCTCCGCCTGGTGCTGCCGGGCCTGGGTGAGCTTCTGCTGAAGGGCGGTGATGTCGTCCCCGGCGGCGTGGAGGGCGGTGAGGAGGCTGATCTCGTTCTCCCGCAGCCGCTCCACCTCGTCGACGGCGCGGCGCCGGCCGTGGCCCTTCCAGGCGGGAAGGAAGTCAGTGATGGTCACGACTCGTCCGCCGCTTCCTCGACTTCGAGGCCGAAACCGACCTCGCCCAGCTCGGGACGCCCACTCTCGAACATCACGATCGGTCGGCCGGTGAGCATTGCTTGCATCAGGGCTTCGCCGAGCCCGTTGTCTTCGCTGGCCATGTCGATGCGGATCGGCTCAGGCATTGGTCTCTCCCAGGAACGTGTCGTCGAGTTCGATGAGTCCGGTCTCGATGGAGGCGATGAGGTCGGGGTTGGTGATCCAGCGGGGTACGGGTCGGCGGGTGATGCCGAGTCCGGTGAGGAGGCCGGGCACGATGATCGGATCGGCATCCGTCGGGGTGGGCGGCAGGGCGGCCAGATCGACCGTCATGACTCGGTGTCCTCGTTGGCGAGCCGGTCGAGGATCCGCAACAGGGGCCGGTCGCTGGCCCGGTAGGTGCGGCGGGTGGTGCGGGCGCCCTGGGGGTTCTGCTGCCGCCAGCGGCGGAAGTTGGCGTAGCGGGCGTGGACGCGTTCGACGGCGTTCAGGTAGTCGGCGGTCGTCCACGGGTTGAGGCCGCGGGCCCTGCGCTGCCACTCCAGCTCGACGGCGATCAGCGAGTCCTCTTCGAGGTCCTCGAGGCGGCGAGGTTCGATACTGGTCGCCATGTCAGGCCACCGCCTGGATCCGCTGTGCGGCCTTGGCGCGGGCGGCGGTGAGGAGCAGCCGGGCCATGGCGCGGCAGGTTTCCTCGGAGGTGTCGGTGAGGTTGAGGTGGATTCCGGCCTCCAGTCGGAGGGTCAGTCCGTTCTCGGCGTCGAGGTGGATCTGGGAGGGCGGGCTGTCGACCTTGATGGACAGCAGAGAGATGCTGGTCACGACGCCTCCTTGCGGGTGGTGAGGGTGTAGTGCCGGTTGTCCGGCTGGTCGACCAACGTGAGGTGGCCGGCGCGGTGGAGTGCTTCGAGGTCGCGGCGGGCGGTGGCTCGGAGGACGCAGCCGGGGTCGGTGAGCCGGTACAGGTCCAAGACGTGGGCCGTACTCCAGTCGCCGCGGTGGGTGCGGATGGCGTCGAGGAGACGCAGCCTGCGGGCCCGGTGCGCGGCCTGCCGGACGGCCTGCTGCGGCACGTCCAGCTCGGCAATCCGGCGCGTCATGCCGCCTCCCCGGTCAGGGCGGCGACGGCGTCGTTCCAGGCGGCGTCGTCGGCCGACAGGCCCACGTATCGGGCCTCGACGCGGGCGCCGAACTCGGTCAGGGTCCACCGGGCCTCGAAGGCCCCGGCCGGCTCGTAGGCCGACCGCTTCACGGTGCGGTTCTCCTTCGCCGCCGTGATGTACCAGGCGACTCCGTTGGCGGCGTGCGTCGACCCGTACTCGCCCACCGGCAGCCACACTCCCGGCGTCCGGCGGCAGGCGGCTGCGACCTTGAAGTGGTTGATGTTCGAACGGCGTCTCATGCCGCCACCTCGGTGTGCGGCAGATCCAGGAGCTTCGGGTCCCAGCCCATCGGGAGGCGGTCGGCGAGCAGCAGGGTCAGCCAGTTCGGGCGGGGTACGTAGCCGCGCGGGCCGTCGTTACGGCCCTTCTCCCACCCGATCGTCGTGATCGGCTTGCCGAACGCCCCGGACTTCAGGCGACGCGGGCCGATGACAGCGACGTAGGCGTGAGTCCGGTCGCCACGCGCGGTGTCCTCGATGAGCGTCAGGCTGATCTCCACGCGAGCCGGGACCACAATCCGTCCATTCGACGGGTCCGTGAGGTCGTCACGGCCGTACACGGGGACGACGATGGTCGTGTTGGTCGCCTGGCTGTACTCATCGGGCAGGAAGTCGATGCTCACGATGCCGCCTCCTCGCCGTTGATGTGGCGGGCGATGTCGAGGAGGTAGTCCGTGCCCGTCGGGTGGGCGTGCGAGTAGACGGCCGACGTCGAGGTGGCGCGCGGCGACCAGACGGTGCTGGTGACCCACGGGCCGTCCGTGGCGTGCTTCACGTGCTTGCGGAGCTTCGCTGCGGCGTTCCGCAGCTCCGTGTCGAGCGAAACCTTCTTGGTTCCGTCCTGGGATGCGATCATGAGATTGCGGTCCCTTTCGTTGCGTGCTCTGGATGGGGATCGTTGAGGTCGCCTCGTGACAGCGGGGCGGCCTCTTTGCGGTGTCGGGTCAAGCGGCAGCGCGGGCCGGCTTGGCGGTCGGCCGGCGGGTCCGCACGACGGAGGTGCGGGTACGGCGGTGATACTCGGCCATGTCCTCGCGAGTCACGACGATGACTCCGCCGGGTACGCGCTGACTGCAGGGCAGAAGCCCGGCCTTGATGGCGCGGCGGACCGTCTCGTAGCTGCAGTGGAGGAGCCAGGCAGTCTCGCGGAGGT